TACATCAAATGTCCCTCTAACCACTTCCATCTTGACTTATGTATATTTAATTGTGTAATCAATGCCTCATTTAGTTCCTGGATTTGTTCAAGTTGAGACATTGCCATGCTAATCTTAGCACTTGCTGATCGTGTAGACTTCCATTTGCAATATACTTTGTATGCTTCTTCTGTTAATGTTGCTGATATTAGGTGTGGCATTACTCCTCCTCCTGTTTTCGGTACGCATAATACGCGTTTAACCAATCCATCAACTCTAACTTTTCTCTATATGACATCTTCCTAATCTTCCTTTTCATTTTTTCAACAGAAATATTGATACCTAACATTATTCCTCCTCCTGGTTTATTATTACTGTTTGTCGATTACAACACAGCAATCCTTCGTTTAAGTGCCATATTTGTCTTGCAATTGGCAAATATCCGTACATTTTACTAGTTTGTTCACAATTTAAACAGAATACTGTCGTAGTTCCGTATCCTTCAGCGGGCTTCATCATGTCTTTTCGGACTTGATGTATATATATAATATTATTTGATTTGAAAAAAGACGCAGCCATGGCTACATTCATTAAGAATTCGGCTACACATTAGGTAGGTTGGGCGGGGAGGTGGTATAGATACCCCTCGGTGAACGGGAGCGCTCCGCGCCAGGGATTGTCGGTAGTACTCCGAAATCCGGTAAAAATATTCATAAACCTAACCGTAATGCGGAAGACATGGCAAAGAGTGACTCATTTTTCTTGAGAGGCAAAGTATCGACAAACGGAGTAACATTCGAACAGACTGAAATAGATTTAGGTTCGTATGTAAATTTAGGAGTAAGTAAATCTACATTACTACGAATTCATAATATTTCTGTCCAGGTATTAGGTAAATCATCAACTATACAAACAATAAGTGACGGATCAGCATTTGCTATGTTGCATCAATTAACTACACAATCACAAACAGAAATAGTATATGCTGACGACAAATCGTTAATTGCTTCCGGTAGTTTAAGAGCGTACAACGCACAAACTTCTGAAGATGGTTCAGTAGCAGGCGATTTTACAACCGGATTTGTAACACAACATTTCGATGTAGCGCCTCAAGATTTTACAAATGGCTATCTAGTAGGTGTTGATTCACTCTTCCTTGGTTGCGATTTATCATCTGCAGTAACTGATATGTCTATATGTTATGTTATGGAATGCACATTAGAAAACGCAAGCCAAGCAAATAGCGTAGCACTTGCTCTTAGTCAACAGTGATTATAATGGCTAGAGCAACAAAGGCAGAAACCGCTCTCGCTGCTATCATTCAACAGATGTTAGAAGAGAAAGGCGTACAAACAGATATTGCCGAAGGTCTTGCTAAAGGTGGAGTTGGGCTTGGATCAGGCGGACTTAGAATTCAAAGAGCAGCAGAAAGGCAAACTAAAAAAGAATCTAAGCGTGCTTTAAACGGATGGCAGAAGTTTGTAAAAGCAAAATCTAACAAATACAAATACAAATCGGGCAAAAAGAAAGGACAAGTTAATTTTAAGGCTATGTCTGCAGCCTTCAAAAAGACACCTGCAGGGAGGAAGAAGAAGAAATGAAGAAAATAGGAACATATACAGCACGTGGGATAGTATCTGAGGCAGATACGACTGCAGGTACTCCTCAATTAATACCTCTTTTCGATGGCCGCTTTGACACGGCGTACCGCGTAATTGAATTTAGAATATGGTCAAGTAATTATTCAGGATCATCAGGTCCTGATTGTGTAGCAAAGTTATCAAAAAATCCTGATGGCGTAACTGCTGATGTTAATTTTATGAGAGCAGACGATAATAATCAAATTGCATGGGCCGCTTCTGCAGGTTCTACAGATGGAGGATTGGGATTTGGAGAAAATGGAATTGTTGATCCTGACCATTTGGTAATAGAAGACTTGTATGTGTACGGAAGAACTGCAGCCGCAAGTTCTACTGCATTAAATTACTTAATTGTCATGGAGAAGTTAGATATTTCTTCTGCTCAAGGCGCACTAACTATGGCAAGAGATAGAGCGCAAGGTGATATTCTTTGAATGATGATGTCGAAAAAACATTAGCAGACCCAAAACACCCTATTTGGAAGGTCATGTTAGGATTGGTTGCTGTTCTTAGTGCGCTATGGATGAATAATACAGTTTAATATTCTAATTCAAACCTTTCATTGAACAATCATAACAAAAAGTTATACCTTCAAATCGAATACAATCTTGTATTTCACAAACTTCAAAACAAACACAACATGTAAAAGGCATATTTCAATCCCTCCTGTAATACAAGTGGTCATCTTGACATGCCAAATCTAATATTTCATCGGCTCTCTTTTCTTTCATACTCATTTCATACATCAAATGTCCCTCTAACCACTTCCATCTTGACT